CTTCTGCAAGTGCATCGAGAGGTTTACCGTGATAACTCTTTATGTATATGAGTTTCTTATGAAATGATCCATCAGATTTTTCTGTTGATTTCAGTACTGTAATAACAGTATTATCTGCTTTCTTCGCTTCTGAAGTAGCAATATCTACTGCTATCGTATAACGTGATTTACTTGTCTTCGGCTGTTCGAGTTCTATACTTTGCAATGTTCTGCACGTTTGAGTGAGTTCGTACGGGAAAGCCGAATTGTCTGTTGCGCCTACAAAGATTGAACCGTACTCACGCTGAAATACTAGCTCAGGCATTCTCTCTTTTTCTTTCATGAAAAAACTCATATCGGTTATACCATTTGCAGCAGCCGCCCGATAATCAAGAGAACACGCAAACGCAGTGCTGTCTCCATGGTTCATGCGCTTTACGTTCTTCATAAAGCTCTGATAGTACTGATTACTTTTCTCGCACGCACTTGTTATCGTAATCGTTTTAGAAGCGAAATCCTTAAAGCCGTATGAAAAGCACAGCTGCCTTGTTTCGTTTCGCGTAGGAGTAACTATAGATTCGAGTTCATCCTGATCTACATCAAGAGCTTCGTCTACAATAACTACTTTCGCCCTTCGCCCGCGTGCAGACTGAAGCGCTACGGATTCGATGACACTGCCGTTCTTCAATGTGCATTTAGAAGAATCTTTCTGTACCTGTACTAAGCTTCTTGCATTTGCCGCGTCGATTTCGTTTGCTATGTTCGGGTTTTGCTCCGCAAGCATCTTTAGTTTGCCTAAGGCGAGAGTTGCCTGCATTGCAGTAGCCGATACAACGAGGATAGTTGAACCCGGATAAAGGGCGCCTATCGTGAATGCGGAAAGAGCTGCGAGCCATGTTTTTCCAAAGCCGCGCGAACAGGTTGCATTAGTATCTACACAGTTGCCGATTTCTCTTACTATTACATGCTGATCCCGTGTGAGCTTTATAGGAGCCCACATGTCTTCTATTGCTATATCGAGGTGTGTACGCCAGAAAATCACTTGCTCTTCTGCTGCGTCAAGGTTAGTTATAATACCGGGTCTCGGAGTAGCCATATAATATCACCTACTCGTTTTCAAGACCGAGAGACATTACTAAATGCCGGAACTCTTCGATAGTACGGTCTACATCGTCTTTCTCCCATTCTATTTTGCGAGTGCAGGGATGGCCGCTAGTTTCAAGCTTTAGCGTGAGTTCTGACCAGGATCCTATTCCTCCGTTATCTCCGGGTTTACGTTTACATGCAGCGAAGTTTGCCGATTTTGAAAGAGCATCGAAAGAGTTGATCGCATCTTTTACGACGGAGTAATCGCACCTTCCTGCCGCAAAATCATCCTGTGCTTTATCTACCATCAGCGAAGCACGGCATACTTTTCTTGCGTAATCACGAAGGTTCTGTGTGTCAAGGGTATAATCCGTTTCAAGCTCGCTATAGTAGGATTCAAGATATTTTAGTTCACGGGGTTTGAAGTAGCCGTTGAATTCTTCGTTGTATGTTTTTTCTTCTTCGTCCTCAGGCTCTTCTATCTGACCTATAGCTTTAGCTTCTTCGTAACTTAAAGCCTTGCCATCTTTCTCAGGGTCGAAATACTTGTAGAGATTAGGGAGAGACATGATAGTAGGTACCTGCTGACAAGTCAGCTTTTCGAGGATACTCTTTCTTCTTTCTTCTGAAGATTTTTGAAAAGCGAGATTATTGCTTGCCAGCTTAAGGGCTTTGTTCTTTGAGAGTTCCCACACTCTCTCGTTCCAGAGGCGATGGTTCTCCCAGAAGTACTCTCGTATCTCGTCTTTAGTCGAACATCGCTGAACGCATTCTTTACACCAGACATCGCGGCCAAGCTGATCGAGCCAATCTTTGTGAAGAAAGAAATCAGTCAGGTCTTTTACCTTGCCGCATTTCAAACACATGCGGGTAGGCTTTGCCTGGTCAGATTGCTTTGCCGGGCGATTTACGCTTTCTACGATCTTTGCCATATAAACAGTCCTTTTATTATGTTAAGTAAATGTAAACGGAATTTGCTAACGCAAGCGAGATTTTTTATGAAAATCTCGTTTTCTTTCCCTTACGTAAATCTTCGAATGATTACATTTTTTGATGGTTAAGGAAGTGTTAAATGAAGAGAAGAGATGGACGGGAAGGAAAAATGAATGGGAAGAAAAAGAAAAATGAATGGGAAGAATACTGGATTCTATCGTTGAGAGAATCTCTCAGTTTTCTGGCGTAAATTAGCATCTTGCAATACTGATTTACATTCTCTCTTCGATTTCCCACCGCGTCTTAGTCCGATTCAGGCTCGATCTTGACGGACAGAAAGGAGAAACACCATGAAAACCTACATCAATTCTTCCATCGAGCGCATGATGCGCAACAACGGCAAAGCAGAACTCGCCAAATTCCGCATTTTCCTAGGTTCTCGTCTTGTGTTCTGGACGGATGACGAACCCACAGCTCTGAAGAAAGCTCAGCAAGCGATCGACGCAGGACTTGAGATCCGCATTGTCAAGGAGGTAGCAGCATGATAAGCGCAATCATTATGGGCCTGTTCATGGCAAGACCTATCTGGTGGATCATTGTTCTTGAGTTCCTGTTTGCAGTTGGCTTCCTTCCTACCGACAACAAGAAAAACAACAAGGAGGACGTATGAAGTATTACAGCAACAACCTGGACAACAACGTAAAAGTCGATGACGTAATCATTCACTTCGGCAAGCGGCTTGAAGTAGTACGGACCGTTGGAAATCCTATGGAAGAAGTGTGGGCAGTTGATATGCTCACAGACAAAGAATATCTTTTTACACACGTTCGGTAGAACTTGTATTTTAACGCGTACGATTGGGGCTTGGGCAACTAAGCCCCTTTCGTCTGCGTTAAGCAGAAGAAAGGAGGTATCCCAATGGAAAAGAAGGGATACTACACTAACGGAGGCTACATGGGTTTAGTCTCAGGAAAGTGGCAGTTCTTCGCAACAGAGAAGGACTACCTCGAACACATTGATGGCAAGGAACAAACCATCGATGATGTTATCATCGAAAACCACCACCTGAAAGAGAGGCTTGACAAAGCCAAAGCCGTTTTCTTCGATCAAAAGAAGGAGATAGCGGGACTCGAAGATCGGCTTGCACAAGCAGCCAAGATTTTCGAAGAGCAAAAGCGAGAAATTGCTAATGCCCAAGATTGCATTGAGGCAGCTCAGTATCGCCGTATCCAGAAGACCAGAGATATTCTTTATGGATTCGCTTATGAATTCAAGAAGATCATTGATGGTAAACAAGAAGCTACCAAGACCTGTATCGAGATGTGGTATGCGATGACAATCGACATCATGGCAAATCTCGAACAAGCCAAGCTCTGGAATTACGACGATTACAACGCATTAGACAATTAACCCCTGATGCACAGGATAGTGCAAGTACAGGCGAGAGCCAAGCCAAGAGGCTCGATGCACATAAGACCATTGGCAGTGCGAACAAAAAATAGCAGAGACCAACTCTCACCTCGATCTCTGCTAAAGAATGTAAACCTGACAAGCAGGCTAACTGTATTGTACTACAGTTCCTCCTGTTTGTCAACATCAAAAGGAGGAAACACCATGGCTATCAACGAAATGAACATCATCGACATCATCTCCACCAAGATCTCTGACGCTAACATCGACGCAACTGCTGTGCTCTCCGGCAAGAAAGATGCTTTCCGTTCTCTCATGAAGAAGTTCGGCAAGTGGTGCGAAACCGACGAAGCAAAGGCTCTCGACAGCGTAATGTTCCCGGTGAAACATTACAACTTCGAGAAGCAGACCATTCGTACCGAGCTTCAGCCCTGTAATGAGCAGTTCATGTTCAGCTGCTTCCTTGGCATTGATCCGTACAATGCTTTCACCATCGTCGAGTCTGCAATCGAACAGGACAACTCCGTTCTTCTCGCCGAGTATGCAGATGCTATCGACAATGGCATCACCATTCTCAACGGCGTGTACAAGCCTCTCCTTGCCACCGCAAGCGGAGCAAAGCTTGCAGTATCTGCTTGGGTTCGTGTTGAACTTCGCAAGCTCTTTGCCAAGTTCGATCGTTTCGGCCTGAAGATCAACGGCGCTTCTATGGCTCCGTGCAAGTACTTCACTCGTATGGGTTTGTGCATGAGCACTACCAAGTCCTACGAGAGCATCTACGGCAAGGACATCATGTGCAGCGATATCGAGATCATTCCCGATATCTACAGGGAGAAGCGCAACGTTTCTGATGGCCCAATCCTCATTCCCGTTGACAAGAAGTCCGACGTAAAGGAAGGCGCTTCTTCTCTCAGACCTATTAAGGGTCTCGGTGTTCATCTCATCTGGGACACGTTTGTTTCCATCGTTGGCGATCAGGAGATCACGGACAAGTGGGGCAATACCTTCAAACTCTCCGACAAGCGCGTTATGGCGTTTGAATCCGCTTTCAAATGGGTTGACATCTGCCCCGATCGTCAAACCTATGAAGAGGCAATGGAGGGCAGGCATCTCCGTGTTGCCGTGTACATGAACAAACACGGTTGGAAGCACATGGCCTATCAGCCGACTCAAACTCTTGACTTTGATAAGGAGGCTATCTGCAAGCTTGAAGCAATCGGCAAGAACTATCTCGATAACTTCGCTGAACTTGAAAACGCTCGTAAGCTCGTTCCTCCGGAGGCCAGGGAAGCTGTTGCGATCTATCCCGAATTGATGAAGGACGCGTACATTGCCGACGCTCTGCGTACAGGTTACAGGAAGCAGAAGATGATTCTCAGGGGTGGAGCTCTCCCGAACGTAGGAAAGTTCTTCGCGATCGCTCCTGACGTAGTTGACCTGTTCAAAGAGGGTGCCGGCCTCAAAGCTGGCGAATGCTGCTGCTGGGGCCTGCCTGAAGGCGAACTTGTTATGATCAGGTATCCCCACACCAGTGCTGCTTCGTTTGTCCGTCTTAACAACCGCCACGTCGTGAACGGCGTTGCCGATGACAACATCATCTGCATGAACAACTATGATGGCAGTCTGCGCAGGCTTGGTGGTGCTGACTATGATGGAGACAAAGTTCTTGTCATTCTCAACGAGGAAGTAAAAGAGATCGTTTGCAACACTCTTGACAAGATGGGTGATCTCCGTATGCCCGATCCTCTCGAAGGCAAGGCTCAGAAGTATAAGTTCACGAAAGAGACCTGTGAAGCTCTTGTGGCGAAGTTCTTCCTCGGAATCACGCAGAGGAGCAACATCGGTTCTGTCAGCAACAAACTGACTGCTGCCTATGCGATGCTTCAGGAGGCGTATGAAATCGAAGACGAAGACGCCAGAGCCGAAGCGATCAACTATGCCAATGCCATGATCGAGTACTGGCAGCTCATGGTAGAGGTAACGGTAGACAAGGAGAAGCATGGCGACACGTATGTAAAAGCTCCTGACGGACTTAAGGAATTTGACAAGATTCTGCCGAACTATGTGAAGTTTGCGAAGCTTGCAAAGAAGATCGGAACTTCTGAGAAGCTCGTTGTAGATGCTAGCGCTTATCGCGAGCGTATGGCTTGCCCGCTCGAGAAGTACAGCACCTACATCAATGCAAACACGGTAAAGGCCGATGAGTTCGCTCCGAAAGTCGATGGAGACTTCTTCTACGACAGGCTCATGTTCGATGCTGAAATGCCGAAGATGAACAGAAAGGTCTTCCACGTCGGAGAGCCGAAGCGTGACGAAGCCGGTCAGGTTATCCGTGACAAGAACGGCAAGCCCGTTGAATACGTGAACTACGGCATCTTCGATAAGATCGTGTTTGCGAAGACCGAAGAGATCCTTGCGATGGCAAAGAAGCATGGTATCGCAACTGGCTCTGTTGTAGAAATGCGCAAAGAACTCATCGAAGATCTCATCACGATGTATGCCGAGCACTACAACTGCTCCAAGGAAGGCGTGTATAACAGAATCGTGTTCTATATCTTCACGATGGAGAACAGCGATTGCACGATGGCGTACAAGCGCACGTTCTGGCAGGCTCTCCATGAGTATGCTGAGAAAGCTCTGACCGAGCGCTTCGGTACCGCTGCTCTCAGTATGGATCTTGACGGAGTTGACGAAGGCGACGACGAAGACTTCGAAGAAGACATGGATATCTAATCTAGTCTGATCCGCATAATTCGGACATTGCGAGGCTGGCAGCAAAGTCAGCCTCAATATGTCTGCGTTAAGCAGACGTCTGCCGATGCGATAATTCGGCAGAATTCCGGCCCATTATTTTCCACCACGGGGGATTTTTCCCATTTCTTTCATCATGAACACCATAGTACTGCGACTGCAAGCAGTCGCGACTGTTATGGTCAGCTTCTTAGTGTGAGTTACTAAGAGCTGACATACTTCGTTTTCATTACTTCCCATGTTTATAAAAAGTGGGATAGTTGTGAAAACTTTTTTTCAAACGACTAGTACTTTATGACCTGGGAGATATTTTTGCTCCGCTGACGCTCCGCCTCGCGGTGCTCCCTACTGTCGTGCTTACACGTTTGGTAGTTGTACAACGTGTACTATAGTTAGCTTACATAGCTTCGATAAGTTCATGCCTTTACTTTCTCGCTTCTTCTTCAGCTATAAGAAAGCGTGAAAGTATACCCGATCGGTACAATATTACACCTTGGTACAAAGACATTCCCAAGCGGGTATAAACACCATTCTTGTGTTAAGCGAATGTTATGCAGAAATGTAATCATTCGGAAATACACGTAAGGGAAAAAGAACCCCACGGAGTGGGGCTAGCCGAGGTTATGGAATTGTTAAGAGCTATCGATGTAATCATTCGAGAATCGACAGCTCTATCCATAGTCTTAGTTAGATTTCCCCTCCTGAAAAAAATGTATGCTTGCGCTAATGTATATATATAAGGTACTTATATATAAATAAGGACCTTATATATAGCATTATTAGAGATATAGGGAAATAGTATTAGATTAGGGAAAAGATTTAGATATAATTGGAAAACAAAATAAAAATAGATTTCTTATCTTTAAATTTCCTTTTTTTATCTTCTTTAACTATGATAGGTTTCTTATCTTTAGTTTCCTTTTGTCGTATAGCAATAGATAATCCTGACTATCTATAGTTAAGCTAACTATAAAAAGTTAGCTCAATCATAGTCAGCTGAAACTAATAGCCTCGCTTGCTCTTTAATAGTTTCGGCTGCTGACGCAGCCTGACTGTTTATGGATAAGGTCCTGGCTTTGAAGCCTCGGTTCCTTATTCGAGGTTACGGCGCTTAAAAGCGCCTGCTGTTTATAGATAAGTGCGCGCAATAAAGCCGCGCTTACGCAATAAAGAAAGGAGCTCGTATGGAAGTCAAGGAAAAACTAATCATGGGCCTCAAATGCTGCATAAACGGCTATTGCGATGGATGCCCAATGATTGAAAGAGACCCCGAAGTGTGTCAGGATGATCTCATGGAAGAATGCCTTAGATTTCTGGAAGGAGAACACAAATGAAAGAATTCAATCTCGAAGATTACCTCATACAGCCGATTTCAAAAGAAGAAAAGAAGAGCGAAGCGAGGAAGCCCGACGAAGCTAAGGAAGTTATCAAAGTCGGAGCTGATGGTTTCATTCTCGTGTAACTGCGTACGTTTCGCTATCGCACGAACACATAGCGGTAGCGTTACGTATGCAGCTTCATGAATACCGGCTACAGGCCGGGGGTTACCTCCTTTCTTAGAGGGGGAGCTGAGGTGGGCAGCTCTCCCTCGCTTTTTCTAACACACTTGCTTAATAACGACAAATAAGGAGAAAGAAAATGCATAGTTACAATGAATTGTTGAAAGCATATGAAGAACTCCTGAAGCAATACACATTAACAGCTTCAAAGCTTTTAGCTTATGAAACGGATTTCATCAATACACTATCGAAAGAAAATGGAATACGGCATAGCGAACAAGAAATCAAACTGTACAGAAGTATAATCGATAAATGCGACAAGTTCGGCATCAATTCAGGTATTTACCAAGATGCGATGAAACAGAGCAAGCGCTATATCGATATCTGGTCTAAAAAGGAGGAAGCAGAATGAGCAGGCGAATGAACAGGTTTATCAACACAATTCTCATTCTCGCGATTCTTTTCGTTATCGGAGTAGGTCTCTACGATCTGCACGCTGAAGCGTGCTGGACCTACTATGACAAAGGCTATAACGATGCTATGCATGCTTATGGCATTGAATTCGTAAACGAACACAGAATAATGACAGAACGCGATTGGATCCTCTTCGATGAAGGATTCGATTATGCGCTCGATTATATTGACCATGAACCGGTAGAAAAGCCGACAGAGATAGAACTCTGCGGTCAGATTCATACAAGAACAGGAGGGTAACACATGGATACAGTCGTGATTTATACCGATGGCAGTTGTATCGGTAATCCCGGTCCGGGAGGCTGGGCAGCAATCCTCGAATGCAAAGGTCATAAGAAAGAGATCGTCGGCAACGAGAAGTATTCCACGAACAACAGAATGGAAATCACGGCTGTGATCAAAGCCCTCGAAGCTCTTACAAAGCCCTGCAAAGTGATTATGCATTGTGATTCAGCTTATGTTGTTGATGCTCACAACAAGGGCTGGCTCACGGATTGGCGTGAAAACAACTGGACTCATGGCAGAAAACACGAGGAAGTGGCAAACGCGGATCTCTGGATTCGTTTGCTCAAGGCCGAAGAACAACACGAAATAGAGTGGTGCAAAGTAAAGGGCCACGCAGGAATACAGGAAAACGAAATCGTTGACAAACTCGCGAATGAAGCAGCACAAGTAGCCGCAAAGTAATCAAGAACAAAAGACTCAAGAAAAAGAAAAGAGGTAACAACATGATCGGCAGGCTCCCTTATTACAAAAATCCGAAAACGTGGGTAGAAAACTTCTATAATGACTATAACCCAAAGACTGTTCGCCGGGCAAACATCGCTTGCCCCAAGTATTCAAAGAACATCCCCTATGCATTCAGTTCCGTCGTAATGCGAGATGAATGCGCGGGGGTCCGCAAAGAGCATCCCGGTGTAGCAATTCTTCGCCTCCGAATGGCCTACAACCTGAGTCGAGCGGCGCTCGCAAAGCGAGCTACTGAAGAAGGAGCTGAGTTCTCAGCCTATGTCACCTCCAAAGATATCCACAACTATGAATCCGGTCGCTGCTGTCCGAAGATAGACAAGTTCACTGCCATCAAAATGGCTATTATGTCTATCACGGGAATGTCTGAACGAGGTGCGGAACGGTATCTGGCAGGTTACACAGAGGCAACCACTATGCGTCCAAAGTGGGCAAAAAGGGACTATAGCGAGTTCCTGAAGGGGATCGAAAAAGCCGAAAAAGCGGGATAATTGCCGCTTATACAAGGAAATCATCGATAGAACGGTGCATATAAAGCATTGCACACGTTATATAAACTAAATCAAAACAAAACAAATTATCGCATGAATCAAGTAAAAAGACTATCAGAACAGTAAAAAGGAGAAATGATAATGAACAATCTGACTATCATCGGTCGTCTGACCGCAGATCCCGTGTACGCGCAGCGTGATGTAGCTGGCGCGAAAATGGACGTATGCAACTTTACCGTAGCCGTGAACTCTCGCAACAGCGCAGGCAACGAGCGCACCGATTTCTTCAAAGTCGGCGTGTGGCGCAGTGCAGCTGTCGCGTGCGGCGCGTATCTCAAGAAGGGCACTCGCGTAGCCGTGACCGGCAGCGTGTCTCTCGCCCAGCGTACCTATCAGGGCCGCATCCTGACTGACCTGACTGTGCACAATGCCCGCGTTGAGTTCCTTGACGCTGTGCAGCAGACTCAGGAACCTGCTGGCGTAGGCGCCGATGAGCTGCCGCCCGAAGACTACGATGACGACGATCTGCCTTTTGAGCAGGATTAACAAGTAAATCTAAGGAGCCTTGTCAATAACAAGATAAGGCTCCTTTTATTTTCAAGACGAAGAGAAACAAGACTGCGTTTAAAGCCGAATAGAAAGTAAGCTTTGAATAGATTAAAAAAACAAATGGAGGAAAACAAATGATCATTTCTGTTTCTGTCCGCAACCAGATGACCCGTAAGACCCTGTCTATTCAGGATTCCATGACTCTTGCCGAGGCGTTTAACGAGGCCGGCATCGATCCTGTTGGCATCGTTACTCTGTCTGGCACCGTTGTGCAGCGCGGAGAACTCGACAAGACCTTCGCGGAGTACGGCATCACCGAATCTGCCGTTCTGAACGTGAACGCCAAGACTGACAACGCCGCCCAGATCATCATGGCCGGTGAGGTTGCCATTATCAAGAGTGCTTATCCCTACGAGGATATTGAAACTCTAAGCAAGTACAGCCCGAAGGCTCTTGTGCTGACCGAGAAGGACGACGACGGCGATAAGCACACCGTATTCCGTGTGTGCACGAGCGCTATCAGCAGCGCATCCAAGAATGGCATCGAATTTGCCAAGACCGATAGCGATACCGCTTCTGTGGCGGTTGCTCTGCCGAGGACCGAAGCCGAGAAGTACGTTATGGACGTGCTCGGCCCGATCGCCGTGAAGCTTGGTAAGCTCGAAGAGGGCTTTGAAGCCGCCCTGGCTGAAGTCGAAGCTACGAAGGTAGCTATTCAGGGCATGATCACTACGATCTAATAAAGCACAACATGCTGGGGGTGCACTGTGAATTTGGCCAATTTGGCCTGTTTTGGACGAGTGCCGGCATGCGGACGTGGTTGGGGTATGCATGCTATTATTATAACATCCGCACAAGGAAAGGAGGACGAAGATGGTTAGTCAACGTATAACACTGCCTGATATTTGCAACAGATTTACCGATAAAGTATATGAAATTTGTCAGCCGTCGTGGTCATTCAACTGTCTGCTCGAAACTATAGCAAACATATTGCTGAAAGGCAGGGCTGAACATTTTTCATTTACATATTACAACGATTATTCAGACGATCTGTCGAGTGATTTAACACTAATTGCGTGCAGAGAAACGCCAACGCTTCCTAATGGCTGGGAAGAAGTGCGCGACCTAAAAATGTACGCAAACAAGCTGTTTCCGTCTAAGTTTCATTTCTTCAAGAATGAAGATGAAACAAAGTTTCTCGTAGTTTCTCGTGGGTCACTGCTATGGCAGCATTACCATCTTATATGTTCTCTGTTCCCGCGGCTGTGCCCACGTTATTTCGCCGTAGATCCGTTGACGGAAAAAGAAGCAGAGCTGCTTGCCAGCTTAAACGAAGATACGAAAATTCACACTGAAAAGTGGTTAAACGAATATTATAGCACGACTGAATGGCAAAAAATGCTGAACGATGAAATCGCTAACAAGATCAATGAAGCGATTTGCAAAGCGAGCGAAAAAGAAGCAATTCAAAACGCAGAATCTGCAAAACGAAACCTTGAAAGAGCAGAGCGAGAGTATATAAGCTGGCTTGAACGGTCTAAAGAAGCTGAAATCAGGCTTATCGGTGTTAAAGCCAGTATGAAAGACAATGACAAGAGCGATGAAATCCGAGGATATCTTACAAATAATAAAAACATTCAGATAATCGACTACAACAGTAATGGATTCTCGCTGATAGCAAAAGGATATCTTACAAATGTTGATCCAGATATATTCGAAGAATATATCCGTAATAAGAATTCCTATTTGCACGAAAGGCCGCAGCGTTGCAATCCTGAATGGTTGGAAGACAGGCGAGTTAAATTCTTGAACGCGCTGTTCAGCAATGACCCTAAATTCAAGATCAGGATTGCTGCAAAGTATACTATCGATGCAAGAGGTGTTGGCGTTAATAGCGGAATGGAAGTATCCAGTTATTATGCCGGCTATCGCAATTATCTTACAAATCCGCATATTTATAATTTTGCCTGTTTAGGTAATTATAAGCCTCTCATGAACAGAGCTATCCTTGATGGAGATGTAGTTGGTGCAATGGATCTCTGTGTAGCGTCTGTAACTTCAATGAACATTACGGAAAGCGTTACAGTTGAAAACTTCTTCAAGCAATTATTCTCTACTGACAGAAAATGTATCGAAGATTTTGACGGCAATGAGTATTCACCTCTTGAAGCTATTAAGAAACTTGAAAGCGAGGAATCGAACAATGGCGAGTCCAATCAGGTATGACAGCAAAGTAGAAGCCGTGATTCGAAGTCAGTTCGATGACTGGCTCAAATCAGAAGGAGCGCAAAAAGGCGGATCATTCCAGCCGGAATTGAAATTCAAACCGGAAACAAAGCCGAAGATTATTTTTACACCTATGGCGTATTTAAAGCTTCGTTTCCTGATGGCAAATTTTGACAAAGAAGTTGGTTTCTATGGCATCGTAGAAAAAGCCGACGAAGCGCTGTGGTATACGATCCATGATATTCGCGTATATCCGCAGAAAGTGACTGCTGCAACGATCACTACCGACGAAATCGAGCTTGGTGCGTGGTATGACTCAATGAGCGATGAAGAATTTAACCACAAACGCGCTCATTTTCACAGCCACGTAAACATGTCTCCTACGCCGTCTGCAACAGATCAGGAAGATCGCAGAACAAAGCTTGCCGATCTCGAAAATGATGATTATTTCATTTTCTTCATCTTTAACAAGTCGATGAAATTCTCTGTCGATCTGTATGAAATGAAGTCAAATATTCATTATAGCGGTGATGACATCGAAGTAGTATTTCCGGAAGACAACATGTGGACCGAAATCGAGAAAGTATCTGTGACAGCTACAGCTTATCAGAATTATGGCAATTACGGATACGGATATGGGTCAAATTACGGGTCGAGTTATGGATCAGGTTATAATACCAACTACAAGACTGAGGCCAGTAAAAACAGGAAAAAAGACAAAAAAGATAACAAGAGAAAGACAAAGACTGCCATAGAAGAATACGAGGAATGGCGCCATAATTCGCCGCTTCGTAAAGAAATCGATAAAGATCAGTCCGCATTCAGGTCGATGTCAGAAGACTGGCTAGATAACGGAGGATACGATTATGGATTTGGCGAAGAGTAGGGATTTCCTTGATCCGTCAGAAGTACGTGAACGTATCCACATTATCGGGTGCGGAGCTGTAGGTTCAACTCTCGCAGAAAATCTTGCCAGATTCGGCTTTACGAAGATATCACTGTATGATTTTGACAAGGTTGAACCTCATAACATCGCAAATCAAATGTTCACACAGTCAGATATCGGCAGAACAAAAGTAGAAGCCGTACGTGACATGATTCTCATGATCAACCCAGATGCAATAAACGACATCAATTGCATCTATGACGGTTGGCATGGTCAGCGGCTGAGCGGTTATGTATTTCTGTGCGTTGATAACATAGAAACTCGCAAACAGATCGTAGAACAAAATAAATACAACTGCAATCTCAAAGCCATGTTCGATATCAGGATGCGACTGGTAGATGCGCAGCATTATGCAGCAGACTGGCGAAAGAAAGACATGGTAGACAACATGATCGCTTCTATGAATTTCACGCATGAAGAAGCGATCGCAGATACGCCAATGTCTGCATGCAATGTTGCCTTGTCGGTATGTCCAACTGTACGAATTATAGTAGCGAATGCGGTTGCAAACCTGGTTAATTTCATCAAAACCGGAGACTTGAAGAAAACGATATTTATCAATGCGTTTTCTTTCGAAACAGAAGCTTACTAAGCTGGCATTAGAAACCAGTTAGTAATAAAACTCTCAATGCTCAAACCGTTAAGAGAGAACATGCAAACATAGTACGGTTTACTTTAAGGTATTACCTGAAGTTCAGCTTAAATAACCATCCAAATCTTCTTACGATCTCTGAACCCACTGCCCACGTCGGGAACGCCCGAACGGCGCCGGAGCTTAGAGCTCGCTACGCGAGCCTAGGGCTCCGAGCGCAGTTCAGGGCTCACCCGACGACGGCAAGGGTTCGAGATCGTCCGAAGATGAAGGCAATTAAATTCATCACAAGCAATTGGTGATAAATTTAATTAGATTGAGAGTTCATTATATAAGAAAGGAGTATGTCATATGTTGTGTTATCGCACTACACCGTTGGGCGCGCCGACAAAGCAGATATCGTTTGAAGACATCTTAAAAGGCGAAATAACAAACCTGTATAAGTATCATCCGCGCGAAGGATGGACATCAACTATTACACGCCTGTATGATACGAACAAAGCAGATGTGGCAAGTATTGCACTTGCAAGATTTGTAGAAAAACATGCGAATTTGATCGAATGCGCCGATTCTGAAGATCAGATGGCGTCTCACTACCGTGAGTTCAAAATCCCGAAAAGAAGCGGTGGATATCGCACGATCGATGATCCTGATGAAGAACTTCGTAAAGCTCACGCTGAATTAAAAGCCATCATCGAAGATCAGATGGATGCTACGTATCACACGGCGGCTTTCGCATACGTGAAAGGTCGCTGTGCCAAAGACGCGGTTATCAAACACCAAATGAATAAATCTAACTGGTGCCTCAGAACAGATTTCAGCAACTTCTTTGGGTCGATAACGCTTGACTTTGCATATGATATGCTTACCAAGCAGTATCCATTCTGCGAATTTCTCCAGGAATCTAAAGACGACTTGAAAGAAGCGTTGAAGATATGTTTCCTTCGCGGCGGGTTGCCACAGGGAAGTGTGATCTCTCCGTTTCTGACAAATATTATCATGATTCCTATCGATTATAAACTTGCGAATAATTTGTGGAAAGAAAACTTTGTATACACTCGATACGCAGACGATATACAAATCAGTGCATATAGAAAGTTTGATCACCAAGAAATGGTAAGACTTATAGATCAGGTCCTTGAATCATTCGGCGCTCCTTTCAGAATCAAACCAGAGAAAACAAAGTTTTCCTCGGTTGCTGGTGTAAATTACATGCTTGGGCTAAACCTGAACAAAGACCATAACGTGACCGTTGGGCACGAACGCAAGAAGATGCTCAAAGCAATGCTGACAAACTTCCTGGTCGATTTCAAAAATGGTAAAAGATGGCCTCCAGAACAAGTGAGGCATCTTGATGGAGTATGTTCCTATTATAGGTCAATCGAAAAGGATTACATAGACTATGTGATTCAACATATCCAGAATAAATTCAGCATCAGCTACAGAAATTGCGTTAAATCGATCTTAGGATAAATCAATTCACAATGCTAATTGCAGGTAAAACTGCTACATTGAGGTATTACCCGATGGTCGAAACAACAGGGACGAGGAGAGGTGGCAGCTGAAGACGAAGAGCGGCCGCAGGTCCTGAACCCGCAAGGAATAACGGGAAACGCGAATCACAGCTCCGACAAATGTCAAGCAGGATGACGAAAACTCTAGTAGAAAAGCAACAATAAGTTGGCACAGGTAAACGCGGAGTTAAGCATCTAGGAAGCAGATATGACTGCATGCTGGATACCGGCGTCTCCAGATCCCAGGTATTATCAATTCAGATTGTGAAACAATCCTGTACCCTTGAGAAACTCGTATCAGGTTTTGCACAGCGAAGCCGTGGATAAGCAGGATAGCGTGATATAAAAGGGTAAGAGAATAAGCGCAAACATTGAAGGCAAACGCCTTCTGGGGAGCCCATTGTGAGGCTCGGCACGTGGGAAACCACGTGTTTATTGTGGTGTAGCCAAGCGGTTAAGGCACGGGGCTTTGACTCCCGGATTCGCTGGTTCAAACCCAGCCACCACAGCGTGGAGAGATGACCGAGCTGCTTAAGGAGCCTGTCTTGAAAACAGGCGCACAGGAATGTGCCGAGGGTTCAAATCCCTCTCTCTCCGTTGATCATAATAACAGGAGGACTATTATGCGAGTAACAAATGAAGTAAAGCAGTATATTGCAAAACGTATCAGGAGTCTTTATCAAAAGCAATTTGACGAACTTGACGCAAAGATCGCAGAAGAAAATGCAAAAATCGAAGCTATCCGCAATGAAGTGCTCGGTATTTTCGTGGAAAAACTCAAAGCGATTGGTTATGAAGACGCAGAAATAGGCGCAAGTGTTACATACAATACTTGGCGTTTATATCGGAGTGGTAATAATCCTTGTGATGCACTTAACGCAGAGAAAAATAAACTCACTGACAAGATAAACAGCCAAACAGACGAAGTAATTGTTTCGCTTTCCCTTGGAGGCACAAAGGAGGATCTTGACAGGATCCTAAATGGATTCGCTGAAGAAGCGCAAGCCGATCAGGGTTAATTATATTCATCGTTGAACGGCGAAACGATGTAAAACAAGAGAGCCAAAGGGAAAAGGGTGCGTACAAGGTTTTCCTTTCCACAGGTGCTTTACTGACTACGCAAACGAGGGGAGGGTGCGCACAGCATCTTCCCCTTAAATTTTACCGACTTATAGGATACCGTTCTATATAAATTAACAATTGATAACAAGAAATGAGGAGCTAAAATGGCGAACGAACGATACAATTTTAAATTGGACGGCTTTTCTTTTGATAATAATATCAGGTATGCGATAAACGATGACCTTTCTATCACACTTCATGTATTAATTAACGGCAGAATATATCGTATTTTGCTCGAACAAGGCTGGTATAATTCAGCAATAAACGTTATAGAATCAAAACAAGAAAAGCAGCTTGTATCAGACATGATTGAAGATCTTCCTGATGAAGATGTTTTACGTGATCATATAGATGATATTGTCGCTATGTTTAGAGATATCAAACGGAATCAGTGCAATGACGAAGAAATGATGCAACAGGCAGTAGAATTGTTTTCTGCAAACTTCTCATCTTGCGGAAATTGATTTGAAAAACAGTAGGCGATTACGCTGAAAATGTATAATATGCATAATTATACAATACGCAAAGGAATGGTTTATGACTAGGTATGTATACAAACGCATTCGACAATACAATAAATATTTCAAACTAATGGAAATAAAATATGGAGTTGATTGGGAATTTAAGTACTTGATTCCGAATTATGAAACAAATGGATTATTTCTACAATATTGCATAGAAAGAATCAGGCGCCAAAGAAAGATATGGAAAAGCAATGACGCACGATGTATAAACGACTAGTTGGAGGAATACAATATGCCACCATATAGTATTGACAATAGAGATGGACCGTATACATTAGGTACCGCAACAAGAGCCGGAGAATATATACAAATGAACGATCTTAACAGCATTAGCCTTGGAGATTTAGTATTGGATGCTGTAACTATTGGGCAAAACACCGAAAGCGTTTGGAGTAGATTTGACATAATAAATTGTAGAGATTGTAAATATTATAACCAAGATGGATACGAATGTAACTTAGGATGGTGTAATCTTGACAACAGAGAGAGAACGAGTGATTGGTATTGCGCCGATGCAGAAAGGAAATAAACATGGAATTAATTGACAAAAATATATTATTAGAACAGATGAAGCGCAGAAAAGACTATATCGGAAGAGCATCAGATCCAGTTTGTTTGGTAGAGGATGCCCCAGCAGTTGACGCCACACCTGTTGTGCATGGTACATGGATAGAAAAACTCCACTATGATAACGAAGATAATTGTATTCAAGAATGGCAAAGCGCAAAATGTGATAAATGCGGACTGTACCATACAACACCATATTCGTATTACTTTGAAAAATATAAATACTGTCCGAACTGCGGCGCAAAAATGGATCGAGAAAGGCTGGAGAACGATGGTTGATGCAGATTTGATTAGTAGAAAAGAAGCAGTTTCACGGATCAGCGATTTGATCGTTTTAGAACTTCGTTGTAAGCGTATACCGACTTGGAATGAAGTATATCAAGCGTTGAATGAGTTACCTACCGTTGACGCTGCGCCTATTGTGCGGTGCGAGGACTGCAAACATCTCAAAAGCGTCATGTGTCCGTTGAATATGGCTGACGGATACTACGTTCCTGCGTCAGGAACAGCTTGGTTCTGCGCAGACGGAGAAAGGCGGGAGAGCGATGAAATTTCGAGTTAAAGTGCAGTTGACAGATGATATTTCATTTGAGTCGGACGTGTACAAAATCAACGGCAACGAGTTCCTGCTGTATAACAACGAGACGGGATTCGGCTGGTACAGTTTCGGGGCGATGAACGGAGACAGGCCGATGATTACGCTGGTGAGGGAGGAAGACGATGACGAATGAAGAGGCAATCAAATGGATCGATGCTGAAATACATAGAGCCGAATATATCAACACTATGTGGTTAGATTGCGTACAAGTCGAACCGCTGATGCAGATTCGAGAATTGCTCACCGCCCATCAGCCGAGGGTGCTTACGCTGGAAGATGCGACTGGAGATGAAGAGGTGTGGTTTGAATTTAGACCCGCAGATATTGGCCGTTATGCGGATTGTTATATGCACCACATCGGGGACAGGACGAGGGTGTTTTTTACAGGACAAAGCTGCATGAGCCTGTTTGAAAATACAGAGTATAACAGGACATGGCGCTGTTGGACATCCAGACCGACAGACGAACAGCGAAAAGCGACACCGTGGAACGAACCGCCGAAGGAGGAATAAAGCAAATGGGGCGTATTGTGTTGAGGACGTATACCGTCCGAGAGCTTGACCTGACCAGAGAGGATTTGCGAAAGCAGGAGGAACGGCGAAAACGGAAACACTGCACCTTCCCGAAACCGACCAAGGGCATGTTGCGGTTCTGCGAAAGGCTGGCACCTTGTCCCATCTGCGGGAAGTCGCCTGAGCCGTCCATTGTCGGGGAATACGGAGATTACAGCATCAAGATGAACTGTTCCGGTAGTCCATTCCATATTTCCTGCGGGGACTGGTACAGAAGCCTTGCTAAGGCTGGAAAAAGCTGGAACAGGCGCACGAAGGACAAACAGCAAATAAGAGCCGACATCGAAAACGAACGGCGCTGGGCTATGAAGCGAGGGCGCAACGGGCAGAAGGAAGGTGACAAGGAATGAAATGTGCAAAATGCCCATTATTCAGCAGTTGGAATAATGAAAGCGACAAGGGCGAAGCTTGCGGGCTGTTTGGAGACGGATGGGACAATCAATTGCAGTACGAAGATAAAGACGGAACGACTGTAGGCTGCTACGTTGATAGGCATTATATTGAAAAAGCCGACAGAAGGTATATTGAGCATATAGAGCAGGAAGTGTCAAGCTACTGGGATTGCATATTTGAACCGCCGAAGGAAGGTGACGGGGAATGAGATTAATCAAATGCGACAGATGCGGCGTACAAATAAATCGTGATCCGATGATGAATGCAATCTTACCAAAGTATGACATAACTTATATGGTTAATTTAGGATTACCGAAAGCAAACATTGACCTATGTACTGTTTGCATGGATGCGTTTGATAAATGGCTGCACGAACCACCGAAGGAGGAAGAAGGTGAAGTGTGAATGATGAAGTATTTTCTCCCGATACTTTGCTACAAATGTAAATGCAAAAATAGGAACAGCAAAACACAACATTGATACTATAAAATCTGCGAAGTACTTCACCAACATAAAGTACGGAGGAAACTATCAAAATATACTGGTGATGCTTTGCGAAAAGTGCGCAGAAGGAGAAAAGGAGGAGAATGAAAAATGAGAGAATCACTAATCATCTTAGCATCTGCGATATTTATGTTAGTCTGGTCCATGTGCCTGATAAGCATCGCAGCAGATATGGTTATAATCAGAAAGGCAGTAAAGAAACTCGAATCTGATCGATTATATCGAAATTATGATATAACTTCCGTGACAGAATAGGAGATAACTATGGATGTATATCAGATGGTTACTGACAGAATTATCGAAGCATTGGAGCGCGGGACATTGCCTTGGAAGAAACCGTGGATCAATAGAGGCGGCGCAGTTAAACACAGGGATGGTAAACCGTACAGTTTATTAAACCAGATCTTGCTTGGCAAAGAAGGCGAATACGTTAGCTTTAAAGAAGCGAGAATGTTCGGCGAAGGTGTAAAGAAGGGATCAAAAGGCCATCTCGTTGTGTTTTATAAGATGCTTGAATGTCCAGACACGGATGTTCCTCCAGGATCTGAGCCACAAATAAAGATCGTACCGCTTTTGCGATATCATTACGTGTTTCATATCGATGACTGCGTTGGTATAGATCCAAAATGGCAAACTAAACAGTTTGATACACACGAAATTGAAAGCCCTCAAACTCTCTTCGATGAATATAAAGACAGATGTTTTGTCGGCACGTTGCACGAAAGCAATAATCATGCGTTCTATCGTCCATCTGCTCATGCTATAAACCTTCCGAGCATCGAACAATTCAGAAACGCGGAAGAGTATTACAGCACGGCATTTCATGAAGCCGTTCATTCGACAGGACACAAGACACTTCTAAACAGGTTTGCAGAAGAAAATGGATGTGCAGAATTTGGAAGTGAAAGCTACAGCAAAGAAGAACTCATTGCAGAGATTGGTTCCTGTGCAATAATGAACAGGTTAGGTATAGAAACAAGTGACAGTTTTAACAACAGCGCTGCATATATTAATGGCTGGTTGAAAGCCTTGCACGATGATCGGCGGATGGTTGTAACTGCTGCAGCGAGAGCACAAAAAGCTGTAAAACTGATAATGAACGATCCTGAGGAAGAGGACAACACGAGTGAAGATATTTAAACTATTGATTTGCAAATGTTTTGGGCATCGATTTGAGCCGTTTGAACCTGTGCTAATAGAAGATGTACCATGTATGGTATATCGCTGTAAAAGATGTAAAAAACGTAGTAAAACATATGTCTTGAGGTGATATATATGCCAACAGTTATATTTCCTCTGGATGAAGGCAATGATTTATCTGAAGCTCCGTGTTTCCTGATAGGTTTCTGTAAAGACTGTGCATTCTGTACGGCTTACAGTGAATTTAATAAAGACAGGTTCTGCGACATATTTGGAATATCGTTTGATGACGAAAACGATCCAACTTTTAGAGACCCGGGGAGTTTTTTCTGCGCGCAGTACTCCCGTAGGAGTATAAGCTGATTACGTAGGCCGCTTAACAGCGGCACTGTCTGTGCCGATCGAACAAAGTACACATTACGCCCTCCTTCTGTTGGAAGTGAGGTTGTTTGTTTATCGTTACTTTACCTATCCGTAACTGTATTCTAACTCTTCGTGTAAATTTAAGCAAATTTGAGCAAATCCAATGCCTTACACTAATTCACAGAACAGGCGTTTTGTGTGCCGTTTCTGCGCGAAAGAAAGTGTAATCATTCGGAAACGCACGTAAGGGAAAGAAAGCAGAGAAAACGGAAACGAATTACACAGCAGAAAGCACATAAAGCGAAAAGAGAAAGAGGGTGTGCTTATAAGCAAGAAATCGTATCTCTCGAAGCAGATAAAGCTGCTCGCATTGAACACAAGTGATCTGTTCACTGATGAAGAATTTGAATGCTATAAACAGATACTTGCTTGCAAGACTGAACTCGACAGAGAAGACTTGTCTAAGCAAGAGAAAGCCAAGATGCATTCGATGAAAGTTGAAGCGAACAACAAGCTCAAAGCTTTGATACAACGACATGCAGGGAAGCCTCGGGTTATCAACACGGCTTCTGTATGTGATTACAAAAGCTTTGAGAATGGCCAACCTCCGGCATATATCTCATGGGAGAACGTCAAGTTCACGAAGAAGATCACCGAATTTATGAGCGATCAGACCCGCGCTATTGGATTGCAGCCAGATCAAGTAACATTAGATAAGATAATTATTTCATGGAAATCTCTTGATGTGCTTGAACAGGTTGTGATGGATGGAATTGTGATGCCGATCATGAAAGGATCTGAATTACGCTACAAAAAGTTCAGGTTTCTGACAGCTTCAGCTGGACAGCTTCGTACCGACAGAGTTCAGCTTATGTCGGAAGAAGCATGGGAAAAGATAGCTCCACAGATGGAATGTGGCTTGACGTGGGATATCATCAACGCAAAAGGTGGTCTGAATGTCAACAAGTATCTCGCTTACTCTGCTTTGCCTACATCAGCTACTGATGTGTGGGATTTCCCTATTGAGAGATGTATTGTAATCAAAGATTTTGAAGCGGATGTTTCCGGTCTCATGGACTACATTAAGCCTGGCTATCAGATTGAAAGATCTGTCCAAACAGTATCAATAAATCATTGTGATGGTTGTGGAATTGCACTGCCTGGAATCATGCCGGCTCCAAACATGATGGTCAGAGGTCCGTGGGTCAAGGGATTGCTCTCTACGTTCGATGTTCTCCTGTTCTGTGAAGAGCACGGTGTGCTTCCGGTGATCGAAGATGTGTGGCATAAGGAACACAACATCTTAGAAGAAGGAATAGGCGTCATCTTTACAGAAAGCCAGGTTAAACTCGCTAAGTATTATGACAGCTGGGATGATTATATAGCGGCATTTAAAGAAAACGGTTGCCATCTATGTGCTACGAACTACGAAGAAAGATGGATCAATGATACAACTCTGAACTATCAGATGCTTCAGGCATTAGTAGATTTCACAGATGAAGATATCAAATCGTTTACGGCAAATGCGAAAGAACGGCTCAATCGTCTCGCTACAGATACGAATGCGATGCTCAAGGCACTGGGAGCAGATGAGCCAGGCGATGATTCGCACTCAATGGCGCTCAACATGTATCCAGAACTACTTAGGGATGGCTATGAACGCGCCACGATCAAAGCGATAAAACGGCGAATGCTTCTCGATGCCAAAAGCGGAACGATCTTATGCTCAAATAAAAGATTGTTTGCGATCCCGGACTTATATGCTGCGTGTGAGTTCTGGTTCCTGAAAGAAGAACATCCGAAAGGACTATTAGAAGACGGCTATGTGTACAGCAAACTCTGTTATAAAGTAGATGAAGTAGATGTACTTAGGTCTCCTTCTCTTTATATGGAACATGCAGTAAGAAAGTGTGCGCATGATGCCGTTCTTTCGAAATGGTTTACAACGAACGGCATATATACAAGCTGTCACGATTTGATAAGCAGAGTTCTCCAGTTCGATAAACAACATTGTCGCACTAAAGAGTAATCTTTAGATGAAAACACGGTGAACCTACACAAGTAGGGTGTCCAGCAATGGGCTAACGGGGAAAGCTAAACGCAAGCATGCTAATCCCGTGCTAAGTCAGACAGAAAGGAGGTGCAATATGGAACGCACTATACTTTATAAAGGTGAATCAATCGCTGTTAATTCAAACGGAACTATAATTTGGAATTCGAAAGTAAGAAATCACTACTTAAATGCAGATGGATATCCTTGTGTAACCATTAACACAAACAAAGGATGGAGACAAATCGGCGTAGCGAGATTAATAGCTTCTGCTTTTATTCCAAACCCCAATAATTTACCAGAGATTCATCATAAGAATTTTGTCAGAACGGATTATTCTATAAGCAATCTTGAATGGGTATCACATGCAGATAACATCAGACATAGTGTATGTAATAAACCCGATTTGCATGGTGGCAATAATCCGAACTATGGCAATCGCAAATTAAGTGAGTTTTATAAAGCACATCCTGAGATTGCCAAAGAAAAACAAAGCAGACCTGGTAAAAGAAATGGCAGGTATATAGATGGCAGATCCATGTCTGAAAAGTGTAACGACTATCCGCAAGGAGTAGCTTAAAGGTGAAATTCCTTTTAGCGAAGCGCCGTGCCCCTGTAATGGGTGATGATATAGTCTAGCTTTATGGAAACATAAAGATAAACTGAACGATGGAGATATGCTGAACGTAGTCTTCGAGCCTGTAATTATTGAAGCTGCCAAACGAAACATCAAACAAATGAATATAGTTCCTTTGTTCTATGACGCATACAAGGCAGATAAAGAAGAACTTTCATTTGCCAACATGTTTAAAGGATTGAAACGTGCTCATGATTACAGTGGAATAGGAATTGTATCTAATAACTTAACTAAACTCTGGAACAGAGAAGAGCCTGACGTATTTGCAGCAGCGTGTATCACAAGATACAATAATGCGGTAAACTAAAACTGCCCCTTTACATGGCGACATGTAATTGAACTCCGAATTACGGGGGAAACCTAAGATACATAAACGATGGCGGAAAAGGTAGACGCTTAACAGGGAGACAGCGGGCACAACGAGAGTTGGCGTACCGAACGGCCTGTAGTGCGCTGTCATGTGAGGTGCAAATCCTTACTCGTTAATGTATTATGGCAATCCCGTAGCGCCAACTAACAGTGCGCTCGAACGACTGACAAGGAGCCTCTTACATAGAGGATGATACAGTCTACTCCCATTGGAAACACTGGGTATCAAGGAATTGATGCTGCTAAAACAGGAAAGCTCGACTCTTATGAGCATTATCCAGAAGTATATGCGCGTATATCTAAAGCAACAGGAGGAAAGAAAGGTAAAATGCCGCATTTCTTTGCATTCTCTAAGAACGGCAGAAGGAACGAGGGCATGACAGTCGATGACTGTGCACCGATCAATAACTCTACAATGAACAGGATATGCGCATCCTTCGATGACATACGAAAACTTGATCTGAAGTATGCCGGAGTTGCACCGTTCAACATTCAGATGTTGCTGACTGAATCTGACATCGGTTATGATCAGGATATCGTTCAGGTATTCTGTTCAGCGATCGACGAAGCAACAGCAACGAGGATAGAAGCAAACGATGCAGTAGATCTTGCTGACAAATCAAGGCTTTCGAAGAAAGAACTGCTTGCCGAATTCGTAACAGAAAAAATAGAAGAAATTATGCCGTTAGAGGAGGCATATAAATCTATAGTGAAATATCTGTTCGACACAGAAGGTTTGTCAAGAAAGATGTATAAGCAGGAATTCTGGACAATCTTTGGCGATATAGCCGTAAGAAACATAACAAACAATCTTGGCTCATATAAAGTGTGTCAAAAATGCAATACGAAACTACCGCAATGGAGTAAAACACATTCCTGTTCACGCGGAAGTATCGGAATGCTTGAGTGTATAGACTGTGGCACTATCGTAGAACGACTCAACTCACGACAATGTAGGTGTACTGAGTGTCAAAAAGCATATCGTAAAATCAAGGTCAAACAAAACGTGCAACGCATGAGAAAGAAAAGGGCAAAGGAAAGTTGTACTACTTCCTCGGACTTGTTACCACAAGGAATCTTGTTAGCGGCAACATAGTTCCAGATTATATTCTTAGTTCTTTCAATTCATTTGACCTTAATTATGCCCCATGGAGAGTAGTAAGACGCGGCAGAACACGAGAAACAATGCCGCGAGTGCTTACTACTTCTCTTTTCGGGCGCGAAAACGATATGATGATAGACTTCATGTCTAATTATAGAACCCGTGTAAACAGCAAATCATATAAAAAGTTTTATCCTAAAGGAGCCCTGTTCTGGTTTGAGTGTGATAAGCAAGGCAACAGAACCGGGTCTGCTTTGTTTATTAAAAAAGTTCCTCAAAGTCACGGAAGATTAAATGATGATAAATGGAAACGAATGACTGAAAATCTAATGCATAACTTTACGGCAGCAGAGCTGATGACAAGAATGCCAATGATGGCAGACATGGAACAGTCAGACATTAAACCAAGACTCATTCAATTCACAGGGCATAAGGAACGATATAAACCCGCAATGGCTGAATTGATAAAACATAAAAAATCAATGCAGTTAAATATAAAACGGAGGTATGCCTATGGCAAAAACTCAGGCGCAAAAGAAGGAAGAAACTCTTCGAACAGCAGAAGAAGAAACAAAGGAGATGAGTGAAATGCCTGTTGTAGAACAGACGACAAAGCGCGATGTGTTCAACACTTTGTCAGCTATCAACGTGAACGAACATACGGAAAAGAAAAACGGACTTACCTATCTTTCATGGGCATGGGCCTGGGCCGAAGTAAAGAAGCGTTTCCCTGAGGCGAATTATGTTATCTATGAACGCGATACTGAATATGGTCCTGTGAACTACTTCACCGATGGTAATACATGTTGGGTAAAGACTGGTGTAATTATCGAAGGGCTTGAGCATATCGAAGAATTACCTGTAATGGATTTCAAGAACAAGTCTATTCCGTATAACGCTGTTACTTCGACAGATGTTAACAAGGCTATTCAACGTTCACTCACGAAAACTTGTGCGCGGCACGGTCTTGGTCTTTACATCTATGCTGGCGAAGATCTTCCCGAAGAGAGCGAAGAAGTAAAAGAAATGGCCTCTTCCCTCGTTATCCAGGCCCAGCAGGAGATCGAACGAATCAAGAGCGAGGGAAAGCTTACGACTCCTGAACAGAAACGTGAATTTGTAGAGAAACATGTGATTCCGTTTGTAGGTTCATCTAACTACAAAGCTTGCCGCGATGTTGACAAGCTTCGCAATCTTGTGGCCGATCTTAAAGCGGCTTAATTCAGAAAGGACATTTAATTATGGCTGATGCAAATATTACTATTCTTGGCAATCTGACTAAGGACCCCGTTCAACGCAGCGTGGGTCAGACTACTGTGTGCAATTTCACCGTTGCGGTTCGCACTTCTGAGAAGGGCGCAAATGGTGAATATCTTACCAACTTCTATGAAATCGTCTGGTATGGCGGCAAACTCATGGACTACGTTATGAAGAACGTGAAGAAGGGCATGGCTGTTGTTGTCAGCGGCGAACCTATCATGTATTCATATGTCTCTAAGCAGACCGGCGCTACTGGTTATGGTCTCAGGCTGAAGGCGCACTCCGTGTCTACGCCTAAGGGTGCGTCTGCTCCTAAGGCAGCTGTCGCCGCCGAGCCTGCCGATGCCCCCGCAGATGATGAATTCGCGGACATCTGATCGTAAGCAATAAACACACAGACATTTATCGACATAACTTTAACAGGCGGGCGTAACAACCCGCCTGTTTCATAAGGAGTAACAAAGATGGATAGCATTTCCAACGCCGTGCTTGCGCTGGCAGACAAACATTTCGGAGATTTCAGGATCAGAAACGGTCAGGTAGAGGCAGAGTATTGCCCGTTTTGTCATGGCGGTCAAAGCGGCGACAAGAGAACATTCGCTGTAGGTTTGTACAACGGCGCTTATGTGTGCCTGCGTGGAAGCTGCGGTAAGAAGGGGAGCTTTCGTGATCTGTGCGAGTTCTTTGGTGAAAAGCCGTTGGAAAATGTGAGTTTCCAGCCGTTTACTGGAACAAAGACAAAAGAATATAGTAAGCCTGACATCAAACTAAATCCTCCGACAGAAGATATCGTTACCTACTTTGCGAAAAGAAGAATCGGAATACAAACTCTTACTGATTGGAATATATCGGCAAGTGAAGATGGTAATATCGTGTTTCCGTTCTACAGAGATGGCGAACTTGTATATGTAAAGTACAGGAACCCGCTGCGCAAGAACGGAGACAAGACGCCTAAAGAATGGGGCGAAAGAAATACTGAGCCTATCTTATTTGGGATGGATAAAGTGTCTTTCAATAAGCCTCTTGTTATAACCGAAGGCGAAATCGACGCTCTTAGTATATATGAAGCTGGATATTCCAATGTAGTATCTGTTCCTTGCGGATGCAACAACATGGAATGGATAACTCTCTGCTGGGACTGGCTAGAAAAATTTAACCAGATTATTCTCTTCGGCGATAATGATGATCCTGGAATTGCGATGGTAAACACATTGTCTAAACGCCTTGGCGAAGACAGATGCATGATCCCGTCGAGATATCCTGAGCTTATTGTTGGAGAAAAGAATTATAACAGGCTTTGCAAGGATGCAAACGAAATTCTTTATGCATATGGGCCTGAATTTTTATGCAAACTGATAGAAGCTTGCGAACCAGTGCCGATAAAAGGTATCCTGAATGTTGCGGACATTCCATTCATTGATCCAAGTACCGTACCGAGGATCTTCACGAAAATTCCTGACCTTGATAATGCGATCGGCGGATTCGGAGAAGGACAACTTGTTGTTATAACAGGCAAACGCGGCGATGGAAAAAGCACGATAAACGGATCGTTTCTTCTTAATGCAATCGAGCAAGGATATAAAGTATGCGCCTATTCAGGAGAACTGTCTCCGCAGAACTTCCTGCAATGGATCTTGCTTCAGGCAACTGAAGATAAATATATTGGTATCAGCAGTGATAAGAGAACTGGTAAACGTTATCCAGTGGTGTCAACCGAAATACAGCAGCGCATAAGATCATGGCTTCGTGATAGGTTTTTCTTGTATGACAACGGTGATAGCATCAATACAAGTAAGGCAAAAACGCAGGAAGCCATTCTTGACATGTTTAAAATTTGCGCAAGAAGATATGGATGCAAACTTTACTTAGTCGATAACATGATGAGTGCACTCACTACAACTGACGAAGAAAACAAAGAACAGGCAAGATTTGCAGCCGCTCTTAAATCTTTCGCCGTTGAATTCAAGGCAACTGTGCTTCTTGTAAGCCACCCCAGAAAAACTAAACCCGGCGAAGCTCTTCGAAATGACGACGTGTCAGGTTCAAGCGTTATTGTAAACCTCGCTGATACAGTTATCAGTATTGAAAAGCCGAACATTCGTATTATGAAGAACAGGGAGTTTGGAGAACTTGACTACATAGAATGTTCTTATGATCCGGCTTCTAGGCGAATATTCCAAACAAATACCGGTGATAGGTTGCATTATGGCTGGGACCATACTGGTATCACAGAGCCGCAGGATAAGGCCATGAACTACAGTCAATTTGCCATTAAAGAAGGAGATCCTCAAACTGGATTAGGCTAATAGACACAGGATTATGAAAAGGAAGATGTGTATGAATGAGTTTTAATTCTAACAAGGAGTTTTATTATTTTAATGGTTGATATTAGTAATGGTTGTAATACAACAGTAAAAGATGGTGAGTCTTTTGAGGATTATATCATTCGGATAGGTAAACTTAAACTCGAAGGAAGACTTGCTGAAACATGGGAAAACATCAACATATATCTTCGTAAAACTTTTGAAGGTTACGACAAAGGTGAAACTTGGTTAAGAAAAACAGTAAAGAAATTGATGTTTGAACGCGCCGCTGCAGCCGCGTCCTCAGAAGACGCAGGCGAAAGCGAGCGCGGCATTCTCGAGGTGTTCGATGCCGCAAGAATGGAACGCATTCGCGCAAGGGACGAAAGAACATCTATAAACAGAGTTTGGAGAGAGCGGAGCCGCAAAGAAGAACTGCTTGATTTATTCGAAGCTTGTATTGAAAAGACCGAACCAATCGAAGTTCCGAAATTTGAAGACAGCGATCTTGCAAACGCAATGTTAATCTCTTTGAGCGATATTCACTACGGCCTTGCTTATGATTCTTATGTTGGAAAGTACAACTCAGATATTGCCAAAGAACGCGTGATGCATTATGCAGATTCTATCATTGAAATTGCCAATAAAAACCAGTGCAGAACGGCTTACCTGTGTCTCATGGGAGACATGATCAGCGGCAATATTCACACAACCGTACGAATCGAGAATAGAGAAAACATCGTTGAACAGATCACTGGCGTATCTGAACTTGTATCTGAATTTATTCGCAAACTTGCAGAACATTTTGAACATATCTGGGTATATACAGTTCCTGGAAACCATAGTCGCATTGATGCGAATCTTGATAATACTATGCGCGGCGAACGAATGGATAACCTCGTTACGTGGTACTGCGAAACGAAGCTTGCCAATCTGAAACATGTAAGTTTCGAAAGCAACAATCTGGATATCACCGTTGCAGTATTTCCTATTGGAGAAAAGTTCTATGCCTGTGTTCACGGCGACATGGATATGGACCCGAAGGTATCTGCCGCTAAAATCGCTGCTCAAATTAGAACTCCTTTGTATTGTTTGATGCTTGGTCATATGCACGTTGCGTCTATGCAGTATGAAGACATGGTTTATCTGCGCAACGGTTCTGTGTGCGGATCAGGCGATGAATACACGATGAAGAAGCGCCTATTCGGTGCTCCTGTTCAAGTATGCGCCGTCGTTTCAAATTCAGGAATTAAAAGTATACACCCAGTTACATTGTGAGGCGGTGAGTATATGTCAGGAATAGACGAAAGACATATCTACTCGTATACACAGCTCACATCTTTTGCCGAATGTCCGTATGGTTTCTTTCTTGAAAGAATAGAAAGAGATGCTGATGGAAACAAACTATCTCAAGAACCTAACGGCTTCGCCGAACATGGAACATTAATACACGATATCTTAGACAAATGGGCAAAGGGAGAACTTCCGATAGAAGCACTTGCACTTGAGTATGATCTCAGGTTCAACGACGAAGTAATAACTCCGTTCCCGCGGGTAATGAAAAACTACCGCGATAAAGCATACGAACTTGGCTATAACTATTTTGCATCGTTCGATGGCTTTAAAGACTGGGACATTATCGGCAGTGAAATAAAGTTTGAAACTAAGATAGCCGGTAGAAGATTCATTGGTGTAAT